GCTAAGTGGAGGTCTTTCATCACTGGAACACAGAGAGCTCGAGTGTGCGTTGTCCAATAGCTGTTGTGCCAGGACCACCAGCAGTCACTGTGGGAACTCCACCAGAGTTGATGGTTCCTGCGAGTGCGCCTGCACTTCCACCTGCGGAGGTGACTGAGCTTCCATAAAGGTTGGGGGTATCAAAGCGACCGGCACTGGAGATTGAACTTTGGCTTGTAACTACGGAGTCTCCCTGCAGATAAGAGGCAGAGAAAGAAAATGACTCACCAGAAGTTGCCTGGCTTGCGCTTATTGTGCTGGGGGCGGCAGTGAAGCCATCACTTGTCATAAGCACTGCGTTGCCGACAACACCGGAATTGGTACCGTCTGATGTGGTGACACCAACACCGCTAACAGCGTATGAGTGGCCAATTCGAGTAGACTGTACTGCCGGACCCTCGACGGTGAGTTGCACGGAGTCTGTAATTCTTGAAGTGATTTGACCTGCATGCGCTGCAGAAGCGAGTAGGAGCACTGGAAGTGCTAAAACAGCTTTCTTCATTGCGGTTTATGGTGTGCTATACAAGATTGCGCTAATTAGTTTTACCCTTTAGTAGTTGTTTACAGATGTGTGTGAGAAGACGAGTGATGTAAATGTGTTTCATCAACCAATCTTTCGCCTCCTTTTCTGTCATCCTGTCGATTTCAGGGCGCATTTGAATGATAGAAAGTTCTTGCTCAGGAGGCAGAGTGGTATCAATAATCGGTGGGTTGGCCATCCATTCTCTCCCTAATCCATTCAATGATTTCTTCGGCCCTTTCCATATCTTCTTCTTTCTTTATTTTGTTTTCGTAGTACTTTTCTAATAAATCCAAATCTTCGTCAGAAACATTGTGAATAAGCTCAATCATTTTTGATCTTATAGCAATTTCCTCAGCGCCCTCTTCGTAAGGAATTTCGAACTTACTCTTTCCTTCTTCATCTGAGTCATAGTCAATACTTAAATAGATTTCTTTCCAAGAAAGCTCACAGTTTAGAACGTCTTCAACAGATATGTCTAACTTAGAAGCAGTTTGTTCAAACGTAAACCCATCGCTTAGCAAATCTCTAACTCTTTGTCTAAGGCCCAAATATCGACGATTGGGCCTAACAATACGAGAATGGTCACGAAGAGCGTGTTGAATGTAGCCACTCACAGTAGTCCAAGCAAAAGTGCTAAACTTAACCTTTAGATCGGGATCGTATCTCGTTGCTGCTACACATAAAGCAAAATGACCAACGGACTTTAGGTCATCATAAGTGAAGCACCCGGTTTGGTTTCCTGTTCTGCAGACGGCGGAGTAGGCGAGTCTCCCCGCCACCCAAAGATGCTCCTCCACCATTTTTTGTTGGTCTGGCGTCAGCTCACCATGACTTTTTTTCTTCCTAGAACGTTTTTGAATTTGCATTCCAGGTTGCAGTCCTATGTCATCCCTCACACGCGGCACATTCCCCTGAATCTGAGGCTTTAGAGTTGTGATAGTTTTGCATGTATTCAGAATAGCCTCCAATTCTGACTCCATCTTCCCAAAACTGGGGCACGGTTTTGAATTCAGGCTTCCAATATCCTTTGTCTTCTGCTTCTTGTCGAGAGATCTCTTTGTAGTTCTTACCATCCTGTTTGAGTTGTTCTTTCAGTTTTGTGCAATATGGGCAGCCATCTTTGGTGACTACAATGATTTCTTGTTCTTTCCTATCTTTTTTCTTCAGTGGGGAGGAAGACTTCAGGTAGTAAAGAGACTTTACTCCGTTTTTCCAAGCGGCGAGATGGAGTTGGAACATCCGGTCAGCACTAATCTCGGGATCTACGAAGAGGTTCAGCGATTGTGCTTGACAAATAAGCGGTTGGCGGTCTGCTGCTTGCTTGATAAGCTCCATAGAGTTAATCTCTCGTGCCGTCTTAAACACTGCTTTCTCTTTTACAGTGAGGCAGTCTAGTGTCTGAACTGATCCATTATTGGCCAGGATCTCATCCCATACCTCATCACTAACTCCACGCTCGCACAATAGCTTTTCCAGTTGTGGGTTCTTTCTAACAAAAGTGCCTTTAGCTTGTACAGCAGCAAAGTAGTTGGAGTCAATTGGCTCGATGCCCTGCGAGAAAGCGCCGCTGATGACAGCGTTAGTTCGTGTAGGAGCGATGGCAAGAAGGTGAGTGTTGCGTCGCCCTGTTCCTTCGCACCATTCTGGCTCACCATATTCCTCCGCCAGCATCTTAGTCGCACGCTCTGCTTTGGACCTAATGTCGTAGTGGATATCTACATTCATCTTTCGTGCCTCAGCACTCTCGAATGGGATCATGTGCTTCTGAAGAAGTGAGTGATATCCCATAGTTCCAAGACCGAGAGCTCGGGACTTCTCAGCAAAGCGGCGGGAGCGACCCATACCGAACTTATGGCCAGTTTTGTTGATGAACTCAGTTAGGACTGAATCCAAAAAGTAAGTAGCAAGCTCAACGACCCCAAGATTAGATTCCCCAACCCAGTTAGCCCACTCGTCGTACCTCGCCAAATTAAGCGACGAAAGGCAGCAAACAAATGAGTGATTTTCGTCAGTATGGAGTGTGATTTCTGAGCAGAGGTTAGAGGTGCTGACCTTAAGTCCTCGTTCTTTGTAGCATTCTGGGTTCTGGCGATTGACATTGTCGATAAATAGAAGATATGGCGATCCAGACACAAGGCGAGTCCTGAGGACTTCACCGAATAACTCCTGTTTCTCTTGGTCACCTGCGATCATGGACTCTAGCCAAGCATCTGTGATAGTGAGACCGAGGTTGGAATCGATAAAGTTGCGTGGGTCGCCTTTGCTATGGTCTTTTGCCCTAAGGAGCTCCGGAACGTCTGGATGATCAATGGGTAAGTAAGTTGCAAAAGATCCGCGACGAACTCCACCTTGGGAAACGTATGAGGCCGTTTGGTCAAACAATCGGCTAACTGGTGCTACGCCAGTAGCTTTACCACTACCTGCAAATGGGGAACCAGCAGGGCGAATGTCTCCCAAGTAAATGCCTACACCACCACCATTTTTAGAGAGAGCGGCTGTCTCTTTCAAATGTGAATAAATGGAAGAAATAGAATCTGAAATGTGGACTGAGTAGCAAGAAATGGGAAGAGCACGACTTGTTCCAAAGTTAGCAGCGACAGGAGACGCAGGACCAAGCCACCCATTCCAAAGCATGTTGAAAAGGTCCTCTTCTAAATCAGGTCTTTTTAGGTATTTAGCGGCGGTAGAAGACAACCTGGTGAACATGTCTTTAGGCGTCTCCCCAACCTGGAGGTAGCCTTTATTAAGTGTTTCGAGTGCTTCAGCACTCATCCAATCGGGAACAACTTGCATCAGCGGAGAACGAGATCGAGGGAGGAAAGATTAACGGTGTTGAAGTTCTGAGTGGGTTTGGCGACATAATTATCGCCGGATTTTGATGCGGCAAAGAAGTCAGTGCTCTTTTGACCAATAACCATAACATCGAACCACTCTTTCACCGAGTTGGCGAGTACCGCATCGTACTCATAATGGCAGTCTACGATGTCATAGATACCAAGTTCTCGAAGTCGGTTGTTAGCACGCTGCAGCATGTAAGCATCAAGCGCCTCTGCAGTAAGACCATTTACTTCACGATTTTTGAAGATGTTAGCGAGGAAAGAGCGCTCATTCTCCAGTACAGCATCAAAGCCTGATTTTATCAGTGCTCGTTCTTCGCTCGACAAACCTGTTTCACGAACAAGTTGACGGAACAAAGCGCAAGCACCATCACTATGTTGTTGTTCATCAAGCGCCGACCAAGAGATCACCTGCGCCAAACCCTTAAACCGTCCACTCTTGTTGAACGAGAGGAGGACCGCGAAGGATGAGAACAGCGACACTCCCTCACCCGCTCCTGAGAAGATTCCAAGAGCAACCTTTCCATTGTATTTAGAGAACTCCTCAATCTTCGCTTGAGCCGTGGGATCACCGAGAAACGCCTCGAACTCATCAAGTCCAAGTGTATCACTAAGGTGATTATACGCCTGTTGATGAATACACTCAAATAGAGAATACGCTCTCGCCATCGAAAGAATCTCCGGCTTCGGGAACATTGCGCATACTTCATCACTCCAATAGTCTCCAATGACTTGTTCTAATGTAGTGAAACCTCTAAGGATACCTGCAATAATCTCCCTCTCGGTTTCTGTAGCTTGTTGCCAGTCCCTAACGTCAGGGTCAAAACTAACCTCCTCAACCCTCCAAATGGAAGCGATTGCTTTCTGAAATCGATTGAAGAATTCTGGATACTCCCAGTCTCCGTTCAGTTTATATGCTAGTCTAGGTTCTGTGATGCTCACTGGTTATATTCTTGAAATACTTGATCGTTCCACCATAAAGGTTTTGAGCTTGGCAGTTTCTTCCATGCCGCATAGCTTTTGTGATGCATATAGCGGCGATACGCTTCAGTAGTGCTGATGCGAAAGTTCCTACGAATCTCTGGATATTGCTCAGCGTTGATAGCTCTGGCAAACGGTGTGTGTTCAGTGTAGAGACTAAGAGACCCACCATTTTGCTCAAACAGTCGTTTGGCATCGAGGTGGGCTTGTAAGCAGCTATGGATTTTACCGTAGCGGCGGTGATATTCGGCGCAAATTGCCAAACCGTGTAAGATCATCCAAGCAGTATTAGCTTGGCATTCGCGACCCCAGATAGTGCAAGGGTGATTTTTGTGTGTAACTTTGTAATGACCACCGTCTTTTTTAGTAAGAAAGCCGTAGTCGAGGAACTCTTCGCTGAAGTTTGCTGCCAAAAGTTGAGCATTCTCCAGAGCCATCTTGACCACAAGTTTGTCAGGAAGATCGTAAGCAGACTGGAAGGGACATTCTGAGGTGGCAAATAGGTTCACGGTTTGTTTAGCGAACTAGGGCTATTATAGTCTAAAAACTCAGCTGTAAACCCTTTTGTGTGCTTTCTAACTCCATTTAGAACTGACGATAGATTTCCGGGGCTCAGACCGAGTTCTTTAGCCGCCTCGTTCACTCCTCTAAAAATCATTCTTTCCCCGTCTGGAGAGATAACTTCTATAGCTTTTCTTGTTTTTTGTGAGCCAATTTCTGCAAGCCTTTTTGCTTTATCACTTCTTTCTTGCTCAGATAGATTTCGCCATCCAGTCCTATTCCTTCTTTCTTCTTTATTTTTTAGTGCATCCCATGATGCTTTTACTTTGATGTTCCTTTCTTTTATTGACTCTAAGGTTATGCTTTCTCTAGACCTTTTAGCGCCCAATTGGCAGGCTTTTCGTGAAAGTGCCCCGCTAATGTTTTCATTCAAACATTTAGGGTCATCCCAAAAATAACGGATAATTGACTCCTCAACGCGTTGCGCCTGCAACAATCCCTCATCGTTATAGTCAAAAGTTTGAAGAATAGTGATTTCCGGAGTGTAAAAATCCCACTTCCATTTGTGAGTTACGGGTGACCCTAAATAGCCATCTTTTTCTTTGGACTCTTTATGATAACCAAAATAAAAGTCAGGGATTTCCTCAAATGTGATTTTATAAACAAAGATGCGTAAATCCATCTAACTATTATAACAAAAAAGGGACCCGGTAAAACCGAGCCCCTTATAATTATCTACCTTGTCCACGGTACCTTTTTTTACGTCCGTTACGGGAAGTAGCGCTAAGTTTAGTATTACCACTAGCACCTTGTCGAGTGTTTTTTGGTTTTCCGGGTTGGAATTGGACTCCGCTAAGCCCGACTTTTGCACGTACTGCCAATGAATTTCTCCTTTAGTAAGTTTCTGAGAGTTGCTTTACAGAGTAAGCGAGTAGAACCAAAAAGATTATAGAAGTTGTGGTCCAGAGTAAACTTGTCATTTGCGAGGCCATGTTAGTTCTAGTGTGGCGGTGAGAAGGATAACAAAAGCAAAGACAAAAAATCCTGCTAGCATAAGTCCTCCAATGATGATACAAGCGGTAGCAACGGGGGCCATCTTTTTAAATGGGAATTAAGCGTTACGGTTGATTTCACAGAGAGGTGTAACTGTAATTCTTGTGGCCTTTATATCTCGTTGTTATCACTCCTCGCCAGATTGTGTTAGCAGTGCTGCACCAATTACTGATACAATTAGGATAGTGGCTGTGGCAAGGAGTACCATAGGTCTGTGGGAATCTTGTGCAGTTCCGTTGTTTAGCGGGAGCGGTTCTTTAGAACCACAAAAGCATCTTTGTTGAACTTACGGACACCTTTGGGAGTTGCCCACTTCTCGTTGTAGTCTTCGCCTTGGTCGATCCCCGAGACAACTGTGCCACCAATCTCGATGACGATGTCGTCTTCAGTTGGGTCCCAACCAAGATCACGAACAGCAGCAGCAATCCCTCCCTCGTTCAATTTATACATTGTAAACTCAGAAGAGGCCAAAGGCGAGAGTGCCCGTGGTAAAGTAAGAGATGAAGGCGAGGATAATCGAAATCATAGCGACCCTACCATTCAACTTTTCGGCTTTCTCGTTGTGGGTTTCGTACATGTCTTTGTTCATTTGTTCCTGGATGTCTGAATCGATATACATAGTTGGTTCGGTCGCGAACATGTTCTGTTTGCCGAACTCGTCTTTGGTTACTGTCATTAGGTCGGTAGTAGTTCATCTTTATTTTACCCTAACGTTTCAGTTTGTAAACCTCTTACAAAAGTCTGTGTTTTGCTTTAGAAACTTATGAACATACCCACCTACATCCATTTCCATCCTGTGATGGGCTTGAAGGTGGAGGGATTGGACAAAAAACAAAGACCCACAAATGAGAAGGTTTATATGGGTTACAGGTGAACCCAGAACCTTGGAAAGATAGCCTTTCATAACAGAAAAAGGAGGGCCGAAGCCCTCCCCACGATCAATCTTCTTTTGTAACTTCCACCGACACCGACTTAGCGTCTCGGCGAGGGATGCGAACGGTCAACATACCCCATTTGATTGAGGCAGTGATGCTATCAAGTTCAACTCGTGACCCAAGTGTAAGGTACGTCGAACCACGATCACATTCAATAATCAGTGCGCGTCCTCTGGCGTCAACTTTGATAGTGTCCGGATCAACACCCGGAACTTCTACATTGACAATAATGGAGGTCTGGTCTAGTGACTCCTGAACCTCATAGGAAAGACCTGAGCGAGGAATAGCGCTGACTTGGGAGAAGTTGCTCAACATTTCGTCGAACACTTTATCGATTGATGCTGCGTTAGGTAGTGCAATCATTGTGGGCAAAAAGCAATAGGACAATGAATGGGAGATGAACTCCCAAAGCGAAATACGAGACTCGAACTCGTGACACCAATTTGGAAGAATGGGATGTTACCGCTACACCAATTTCGCAAGAGCCGGTGACAGGGCACGATCCTGCGACATCAGCTTTACAAAAGCTGCGCTCTACCAACTGAGCTACACCGGCAAAAAGAGCCCGAAGGCTCACATCATATGTTTGCTCAAGTCCATCTTAAGCCACGACAGCAACTGAGTGTAGGCTTGAATCCTCTGCTCATCCTTTACATTCTGTGTTTTCAACGTCGAGAGGAAGTACTCCACAGCGGTGATCGTCATCTGTTTGTCTTGGATCGAGAGAAGTGACATGATTGTTCTTCAGGTTTGCAGGCTCGCCACCAACTCTTTATCTGGAAGTTGGAAACCAGGGTTATTATAGTTCGAGTTTACCAAAGTAAACCCGATGGGAAATCCTGGACTCGAACCAGGCACCTCACGATTATCAGTCGTGCGCTCTAACCAAATGAGCTAATCTCCCGATAAGACAATCATACCATAAAGGAAGTGGATTATCTAGTGGGTTTGGTGGGACTCGAACCCACAGCTAACAGGTTAAAAGCCCGGTACTCTACCATTGAGTTACAAACCCAGGCGGAGGATGTTGGATTCGAACCAACGGAGGTGTTACCCTCACGGTTTAGCAAACCGCTGCATTAACCGCTCTGCCAATCCTCCAACTTTTTGATTATAGTTGGGAGTCACTCAGGTAAACTCGCTCGACCGTAATCATCTTCAAGTCGGACGATATCTTCTTCGTAGCATTTGCCAGTTTGGACTTCGATGAATTCCAGACCTTCAGGCCCAGCACTTGCTCTATGGACTTCCTGGGATCTGATGTTCCACATCATCCCCGGCTCTAGATCACACTTATCTCCGTTAATGTAGATTTTACCGTAACCACCAACGATCACCCAGTACTCTTCTCTTTCGAGGTGGTACTGTAAGGAGATTTGTTTGTTTGGGTTCAGTGTGATCTTTTTCACTTTGTAGTTGGGCTCTTCCAACAAAACTTCGAACCCACCCCAAGGCTTATTCTCTTTCATTCTTTCTTCTTCACATTGTATAGTTTCGGATTTGTGTCGCCATGCCCAGAGGTAATCCGAAGAACTCTGGATCCATCATTCTCAGCCTTTAGTTTATCATGGTAGCCGTCAAATATGTCTACCATTTTGTAGGATCGAACAGCGTCACAATATTCCCTGCCGTTCAATACGTAGTCGACCAAATGGATGTCGTTTGGTTTACTCCGGTCAGAAAATGAATCTCTGTCAATGCCTTGTTCAAAGATGATGAACCTGGCTTGTTTTTCGGAGTCCCAATTGACTGTCATAGAATTGCCTGTGTAGTGCGGGTTATGGGAATCGGACCCATCTTAGCCGATTTATGAGATCGGTGCATTCACCAGATTGCTAAACCCGCAACCGGTGGATGATTAAATTATAGTAGGTTCCCCTCCCAACAAATTTAGCTGCAAGGAGGGGGAGTTGTAGTTTGGTGGATTGAGAGAGCAATAGAGGCGAAAGAGATCTTTGACCTCATCCTCGCTCTTCCCACAATGACGTGCTGCCGTAGGAATATTCCATTTGGCCGTGAAGAGGAGGCGCATCGCCTCTACCACTCTGTCAGTCATCAGAAGCTGTACGTCACACCAGCTTTGGTGCCATATCCGTTGTCAGCACCATTGGCGCCAGTAGCGAACGACACTTCACCATAGACAGAGAGCTTCTCGCTCAGGTCCACACCGATGCCAGTTTTGCCAGAGAACACGGTGTCAGCATCACCGTCGTCGGGGGTGACCAGAGAAGGACCCATTTGTACGTAGTAACCAGCAGACTCACCCAAGTCACCTTCATAACCGACATGGAAGTCAGTCACGGTGCCTTGATAGTCAGAACCGACGAAACCAGAGTTGGCTTCCACGTTCACATAGGGACCAGCCAAAGCAGGGGCAGCAGCCATTCCCATAGCGGTAGCGGCAACAAACAGAGATTTGATCATTGTTATGAAAAAGGTTGATGAACAGTAGGTTCAAGTATTGAAGAGTCACGTTCGATTAGATATTCGACCGTGGCGGCAACATCACTCATTGCTTTGCGAACAGTTGGTGCATCCCCTGCCTCCATGTGCATGGGCTCTTTTGACTCGTCCGTCAGGGTCCATCGCCACTGTCCGGCATGTTCGCTGTACCAAATGTTGATCTTCATTGGTTTACTTAGAACGGCTTGGACCCGAAAGTCCAACAGGGATGCCAGGACTCGAACCTGGAATAAAACTTTAGAAGAGTCTTGTGATATCCGTTTCACCACATCCCCATGAACTAGATAGAGAAGTTGAGGCACTCCTCTAAAGAACTCAAAATAATTATATCATCCCTCTCCGAGAGTAAAACCTTCCATTTTTCTTTTTGTGTTTCGTAAGCAAAACTATTTTTAGGATCTAGGTAAATCTTTTTATCGGGGAGATAAAAGTCAGGGAAGTAATGGTGCTCCACTCCTTCTAAGTCGGTCCATTTTATGGGGTCCGGTCGTACCCATTTTACCCCAATAGAGTCTAAACGTTTTGCTAGTTCCAGTTCCCAAGAAGAGTCTAAAAGGACTCCGTTGTACATAATAGTTTTTCTCTTTAGTCTTCTATGACTAGAGGCTAAAGCTTTCTCTCTCAACTTTTGTTTTGTTTCTTCTGTGTGAGGTCTTCCTTCAACTTTTCTTCCTTTCAGAGGATTTTCAGGAATCGGCAATCCAAGGTTTTTGGCCTTTGTGAATTGGTTTGTGTTACCAGAATCTTTTTTAGACTTATGCATTGCTGCTATAGCCTTCATAGATTTTTGTTTGTATTCCTCAGACTTAGGGTTGAGGTGACACCATCGTGAGTGATTAGCTCTTTGAGAAGTGCTCAACCCCTCAAAAGCCATTTCACAGTATTTACAGTTAGAGAGTTTTTTGTATGCCATTATGCTACGTGCCCAACAGAGTAATTATAGACTCTGTGTACCAGTGTAAACTTAGGCGATGACCTTGAGTTTTTGGAGGTACTGCTCTGAGAAGCGCCCACGGTTACCATAAATGCCCCAGCCCAACCAGTCGTAGGCGTAGTCCATGTATCGTTGTGTAGTCAGTCCTCCTTTGATGAAGAAAGGCTCAATGTCGATCCATTGTTTCTCGTTCACCATGTAACGAAGTTGAGTTCTTAACTCAGAGGGGTTACCACCATAGCTCTTAGCAAAATGTCCCAGACCATCGTACCTCCCAGTGGTCGTCCACTGAATGATCCCAAAACCACCAGTCCAGCACTTTTCGTAGGGCACCCTTGCCCCACCTTCACAGATGTTAGGATGGAAGTTGGATTCCTGTTTGATGTTGCCAAGCACAACCGACATCGCTCTCGTTTCTGTGATTCCTCTATCAAAAAGGAAGTCCACGGCGATTTGCTCTGAGTTTGTGCATCCGACACACACCATCCTAGACTCTACTTCTGCCTCTACAACTGAAGGAGGAGGAGTGATGGGCTGCGCTGGATCTTTTTCTTGGTCTGTT